TCGTGAGACCGTACGGATAGTCATCCATGTTCTCGACTGTCCCGCCATCCTTCCAGCGGTCTTGCTCTGCCTTCTTGTCGGCCTTGGTGCGTTTGACGTCAATCAGGTTCATCGCGGGTCTCCTTGATACAAAATAGCCCGCTCACTGCTTTTCATCGCGCGTGAGCGGGCCGGTCCCCTGGGAGGAGGATTTGGGTTGCCCGGTTACAGGCTCTTGTCAGTCGGATCGCGGTTCGCGTCGCTGTCGTCGCCAGCGGCAGAGGCCGCCCGTTCACGAGCATAGAGCTTGCGGTCCTCCGCCTTGGCGATGTCCATCCACCTGCCCTTGCGGCCGGTGAAATAGAACGTCTCGCCCGGCTCGCGGAGCTTCGAGCCGAAATAGCCCTGCTCAGTGGCGACAACCAAGACGCCTTCAAGGAAGGGCTGCTCATCGGAAGGAACGTCAACCGCATCCTTGCCAATGCCGGAGGCCTTCTTGATCCGCTCGACTTCCGGCGAGGCGACTGTTGCCTTGGCAGGAGACAGCTTTGCCGGGGCCGGAGCGGTATCATTCTTGGAAGCGGCGGCGGCCTTGTCGGCTTCTACCTTGGCAGCGGCGACCTTTGCCGCGTTCTGATCAACAGGGGTTTGCTTTTCACGCCGGAGATCCGGCAGCGCGTCGTCAAGCTGCTCCTGGGTGATCGCAACAGTACCGGCGAGCTGATGAATGCGCTTGAGAGACGGGCGGCCGTCCTCCTGCCAATCAGCATTGGAAGCGTGGTCTAGCTTTTTGGCGGCCGCCTTAATTGCGTCTTTCATGTCTCAAAACTCCTGTTGCGCCGACGTCGATTAAGCGACGGTGAGCGGGCTTGTCTGCACGTCAGCGACGACGCCAGCCATAATTGCGCCTGCGGTGAAGGGGCCGGTCGCAACGGTATAATTGAGCCGGAAATACTGCTCAGTAATACCCTTGTCGTTGACGCCCTTGGGAATGTAGTTCACCAAGCCGAGGTTCTGCCCCGCCTTGAGATCAGCAAGGGCAATCGCGCCGGAGGACCAGATTGTACGGGCCGAGGCAAAGCCCACGTTGTCGTCACATTCGAGCGTGACAGTGAGCGTACCGGCACCGGCAGCGGCGAAGTCCTGCGTCACCTGGATCAGGAACGGAATGCAGGAGCCGATACCGAGGTTGCGGTTCAACGTCTTGGCCGAGCGGTAAGGCTTGCCAGCGGCAAGAAGGTCGATCACGTTGGTGGATACAGCCGTTGCCGTGATCGCCTGCTTGTTGGAGAGGAGTAGTGTACGATCAAAGATCATTTCAATTTTCCTTCAAGGATTTGCCGGAGAGAGAAAGCCGCGACTAGCGCGGCAATCAATCACGGAATGACTGGAACGACGGCCTCAGTATTGAGCAAGGCGTCCGTCTCGCGGATTGGAATGCCGCGATAGGTCATCACTTCCTTGCCTTCGATTTCCTTCGGAACGAGCCGAATGAAATTGTCTGTTGCGCCGCCGCGCGAGTTGGTGCCCGCCGCGTCCAGCGCCGCCAGCATATCCGTATTCATGTAGATGCAGGTCCGGGACATCGGGATTGCAGGATCAGCCACGCTATTGCCGCGATTGATGTTGTTACCGGCGCGGGCCATACGGCGGCCGTGGGCCTTGTAGTAGGCCTGGAGCAAGAACTTGTAGACATCGACCGTACCAGCGAGAACGTCGGAGACGTCGATGTTGGCAATACGGACGTTGTAGCGCCAGTCGCGGACGGAAAGACCGAGGTGCCAGCGGAACATTTCTTCCTTGACGTAGTACGGGTTTCCGTTGCTGTCGAGGACGCGCTGACGGCCCATGTCTTCGCGCTTGATACCGGCCTGCGTTCCTTCCGGATAGATCAGATGCGTTGCGTATTCAGACCATGTGACGAACCAGATCGAGGTATTGTCAGAGCCGACGCCGCCAGCGGACACGACCTGATTGCCTGCGCCGCCGCCGCCGATGCCGTTGTAACGAGCGCCCAGGCCCTTGAAGGCCTCCGGAGCGGTCGCGGTATCCTGATAGAAGAGGCCGGTCGCCATCGTCTGGTTCATGCTTTCGATGAAAGACATGGCTTCGGAGAGGCGGACCGCATTCTGGTTTTTCTTGTAAAGCTCCAGCAAACGCATATCGACCGTGGACAGGCCTTCAAGGAAGCCGGTCGTATCTTCGACGGTCTGGCGCTGGCTCTTGGACTGCTGAATACCCTGGTAAAGCATGCCCCAAGCGACGGACGGCAGACCGGTGCGGATAGAGTGCGAATGCTTGGTGCCGCTGTTGCACTCAACTGCAATTGCGTCGTCAAGGATTGGGTTGTTCCAGGCGAGCAATTCAGCAACGGAAGCGATAGCCTTATCGCCGCCGTCGCTGGCTTTCATCATGTCAATCAGATTGAGGAAGGTATTACCGAGCGTTGCCATTAGTGACTACCCCTGTTGAAATCTAAGTTTATGCGCGGTGGTAGTCACGCCGGTATTGATCCTGCTTACTCTAACACTTCCACGTTTTCAAGTGTCAGAGCCGTACAGATTTTCAAGGATGGAAGTGTTTGCAGGCTTTCCCTTGCCGTGAAGCGTCGTCATCTCGCCCATGGCCTTGCCGATCCGGACGAAACCCTTGACGATTGCTGGGTGATTTCCAAGGCCCGTCTTGTCCAGGATCGCGTTGACCTCCGGCGGAAAGAACGCAATCTTGGCTTCGCGAGCCTTCGACATATTGGCGTCATAGCCACGGCCGCCCACTTCCTTGTCAGTCTTCAATTCCTCGCCCCAGGTTGCGACCTGTTCGGCGTGGACTTCCGACTGCTTGGCATAAAGCTTGACCTGCATTGCAGACAGAGCCTTGACGTCATCCTTCGACCATTTGCGCTCAGCGGCGAAGTCACGGAACTCCTTGTCAACAGCCGGATCAAGCTCGAAGCCTTCGGGGATCTCGACAAATTCATAATCGGCGGCATTGATCGCCGGTTCTTCCTTGGTCTTGTCCTTGTCGTCTTCGGCTGGCTTGGTCTTGTCATGCTCCAGCTTCGCGGCCGCGTTCTCTTCGTCCGTCTTGTCCGGATCGTCAACGTACTCAACCCAGGCCGGAGCGTCCTCGTCCTTTGCCTTCGTCTCGTCCTTTGGCTTTTCCGATGGATCGTCGCCGGTCTTATCTTCCGGAGCCGGATCGTCATCGCCATACAGATTGCCAGCATGACCAGAGGAGCCCGGTTCAGCGGCAGGGGCTGGAGAACCGCCCGTGAGGGCAGTTGATCCGCCAGCACCAGCCCCGCCGCTGTCACCGCCGCCAGCGTTCGAGCCACCATCATCCGGAGGCGAGCGCAGGAAGGCAGGAAGGAATGAATAGCGTTCAAGCAATTTGGTCATGTCCGGTTTTCCTTTATCATCAATAGCGTGTTATCGGGCGATATCGCCCATAGAGCCTCGTAGAATTCTACCGCCGAACCATGGCAACCGGCGAGATATGCCGTGTGGTGCGGAGACGTCGGATCGTATGGTACGTTCCAATAGCCCATTTTGTCCAGCCGGTCATAAAAGACCATGCGGCCTGGACGAGAATTGAGGAGGGAACTGTAGGCGTCAGCCAGATCGCGAGCCCGCTCCTCCTCGTCCTGTTTCTTGAACTTGCGCTTGGCCTTGGCGTCCTTCGGTGGATCAGGGTCCGGCAAGTCCGACGTCCGCTCAAGCATGTATTCGTCCGGTTCACGTTCTTCCGTCATATCCCCATCGCTCGCTCTATCGCCTGGGCTTTGCATATGCTCCAGGCCTTACGACATAGCCGCTCCAGCTTCACAGCCTCAAGCCGCTTCTCAGATCCGGCCGGATACGTCCAGTACGCATTGTCACCGAACCGCTTGCGATAGAGGCGCGCAAGCCTGGAGTGACGACGCCGCATGTACGGCGTGACCATAGGCCAGTGTTTCGAACACAGAAAGTCCGAACACCCCTTGATGTTATTGCAGGTACGCTTACACCCCAGGACGCAACAGGCTAGACGCTCGCTCATATCAACCTCTGCGGCCCGCCGCCCCCGCCGAGGATATCAGCGAGAAGGTTGCTATCCCTGCCCGTGTCAGCCTGGGACAAGACCTTCGCAGTCTCCGCACTCTGCGATGCAACGGCCGCATTCTGCATTGCAGCCTGTTGTTGCTGCCGTCCTGCGCGGATCTTTGCCACCTGCTCGTCACTCCGGATGATGGAAGCCGGAACGCCGACAACATCGCCGTATTCCTGCGCTGTCTGATCCATATCCCAAACGTCCAGGATATCCGAATTACCGGCGGCAAGGTTCCCCATGAAGCCGGAGAACCGCTCGATAGGTCCAGCGCCGATTGCACGTTGCGCCGTGGCGAGGAGAGAGATGTACTCGACTTCGAGCGCCATGCCGTCCAGCACCTCCGGCGGAGGAGGCAAGACGCGGTGCCGCATCAAGATCTCAAATGCGCGCGCCACGTCATGGTTAAGGCCTTCATAGTGAGTACGCTCAAGCACCGGGCCGAGGGCAATAAGCTTTTCCTCATGCCGTTCCGCGATCTCGGTCGCGGTGACTTGACGCCGGTCGCTCTCCAGCGTCGCCATGAACAGGTTGACGAAGTATCCGACGTCAATCCGGTTCTCAAGAATGTTCTGCTCCATCATGACAGCCTGGAGCTGTTGCCCCTGGATCTCATAAATAGGACGGATAGGCGTTCCGCCAGCGCCAGCGGCCGCGATGTCCGGATAGAACGAGTTTGAGCCCGGTGCATGGTTGATTGCAAACTTGGCCTTCTTCATGGACGCGGGAGCCTGCGTCATGGGAGCGGCCATCTTGTCGACCATCTGCCCCTTGCGGCGCTCCAGGACTTGCAAGCTCTTGATCGTCGGCAGCATCAGGCCGCCCGGCCCATCGCCGTAGACGTCATTTGGCTGGACGTCCCAACGTGGTGCGGAGATAGGATTTTTATTGCAGCCGGACACGCCCAGGATTGCGTTGTCTCCGACATCGGACACGTCCAGGCAATAGTAAATCTTCGAGTACACCATGCCGAGCGGGCCACGCGCGCCGCGAATGTGATGAATGTTCGGCTGATCCATGCAAACGATATTCCACTGGCGATCATATTGCCCGGTATCGTAGGCATGCCGGACCTCAGTCGGGATATTACCGGCCGGGCCGAACTCCTCGATAATCTGCATGGTGGTACGCTGCATGTCGCGGCCGATGGTATCGACCACGCCGCGCCGGTCAATCGAAAGCACATACTCACCAGGAGGCGAGTTATAGCAGTTGATTGCGTTCTCCCAATCCTCGTCAATGATGACTGGACCCTGCCCGAAATCGGCCATGTCCCGATAACTGGACTGCTTGGAGTGGTAATAGTTGGAGGATGCGAACACCTCGTAAAGATACAGCTCCGCCATGTTGAACCACATCTTGGCCTCTTGGCTTTCGTTCAAGGCGCGATCAGGCGTCTTGAGCTTGAGCCACGGCCGAGACGGCGAGGAGACCCCGGCCAGCATGCCAGCGCCGCACGTCCGGCTTGCAAAGGTTCCCTTCTCATTGAGGATAACCTTAGAGCGCCGACGCTTGCGGTTCTGTCCAACCAGATAGCGGCCCATGCGCATCTGGATATATCCGGAGATGTCGCGCCATTCTTCCAGGTATTCGCTGCGCTCTGTCACGAGCTGCGAGCGACGGGCCTCCATCTCTTGCCGCTTGGTTGAATACGGCAGTTTGCGCGGAGGAGGGAGGATGAGCTTAGGAGCTTCGCCTAGTTGCATGGCCGCGCCTCACATATCGTTGTTGCAGTTGAATGGCACGATCAAATGAGCGCCGGGCTTCAACGATACCCGTCCAATCCTGCAATGCCATTTCGGGTCTCGAAGCATGTAGACCACAGTCTATTGCCCCAGCAACGTCTTGCCTGTCGTCGGCACAGTCTGCGCGCCCTGCGTCAGAATGGTGGACGCGGAACCAGCGGCCGCGCGCAAGCGCTTCTGAGCGTCTTGACCGGCCTTTTGTACGTTCGGGTCTTGCAGCTTGGCAGGCTGCTGGATTGCCTGCGGCTCCGGCGATTGCGGTTGAGATCCGAAAATGCACATTGAGGTGCCTCCTATGAGAAACGATCGTATTCGACGCCTACCACATCACTTGAACTTTCGCCAGCCAGTTCACGACGGGTATCCTCTACCGTCCGCATCGCGACGTGAACCGCGAACGTGAGGGCAAAGCCGTCCGCCCGGTCCGGAGATCCGTCAGAGCTTTCAGTGCCGCCAGCCTTGAGGGAGCGCTTCTTAAGCTCCTCCTTGCTTTCGATCTTGACGGCCGTCCCCTTCTTGCCCTGGACCATCCAGTATTGCCGCGCTGTGAGCTGGCGCTTGAGGATCGGGTCTTTCGTCGGCAGGCAGACGCCGACTTGCTTAAGCCATTTCCTCGCCTCGCCAAGCATATAGGTTGCCATGTCATCATATTCGGCTTCCGGCGATGCTCCACCGAAATTCACTTCATTGACGTTCGGCACACCCCAGCCGCGAAGGATATCGATCACGCCCGCGCCCATGCCGCCGACGTCAACGTTGATTGCGTCCGGCAAATATTCCATTGCCAGCTTACGGACTTCATGCGCGAGCTGATCGAGGGCAAGGCCGCGAAAGTGTTTCGGCGGAATAGTGCGAGCATCGCGACCACGCCGGATATGAATGACTGCCTCGTCATCACCGTAGCGAGCGACGTCCACTCCCATTATCACCGGATCATGTATCGACGGATTGGGTTGGCGCTCCTCGCTCATCGCCATTGGCACAAGGTTCGTCGGGATAAACTGCCTGTCACCTGTCACGGGGAATTCTCCTAAGACGCGGACCTTCACGTAATCGCTATCAATACCGTAGTCCTCTATCCACTGATTGAGGAGAGCTTTGTTTGTCATCTTCGCATCACGGCTATCGACACGGAACGTCTTGAACCGGTGACGCATCTCATGATGACTATCGAAGAAATAGCCGGTCGGCTTGGTCGGGTTGCCAAACAGGAACAACATCGGTTCACCGTCAGTCAAGCCGCCCTGCGCCGTCTCCAGGATAATGCGCGCCACTTCCGACGCCTCGTCAAACACGTAGAACGGCGTTGACGTTGCAGCGTGGACACCAGCGAACGCGGCCGGACGATGCTCATCCCAGGCAACAGCGTTCGTCCTCCAGGTCTCAGGGTGGAGCTTGTGTGCAAACTTCATTGCGCCGCGGCCGGACGTGATCCGGAACCAGCGGCGCGTTATCATCATGTTGGCCCACTTGACAATTTCGGGCCATGTCGTCGTCTCAAGCTGCGGAACGCTGTTTGCTGTCACACGCCCACGGCAATGAGGCCGGGTGGACATGATAAAGCCGATGATCCAAGCGACAAGGCCGGACTTTCCGACACCGTGGCCGGACGTCGTGGACGCCATGAACGGCATGACGGGCGTTCGGCCGTCGAAGTCCTTAAGGCGGATCTCCTCGCCCCATTCGCGCAAGAAACCCTGCTGCCAGAGATCAGGCCCGTCGAAGCCGTCAAGGTCTCCCTCTCCCCAGGGATACGCAAAACGGACCCATTCCAAGGGATCTTGGGACAGGTCCGCCATTTCAATTGCGAGGTGCTTATCAGCCTCCGCGAGGGAGTTATACCTTACGGTCATTCCTTTGCCGTTAGCCTTTCATGGCACATACGGAAATGCAGGACGGCCACGGCTGAGTTGAGAACGTGCCAGCTACCAGAGGATGAACAGCTTGTCATCGTCTCGCCACCCTGCAAGGACGCGGCAATGGCTATGCCGTCCAGCTCGCCACGCTCTGCTCTTGCCAAATGGTTGCGCAACAGTTCAACAGCCTCCTTGTTGATCCTTTGCGGCTGCGTCTCAAGACCTACAATGTTGCTCATATGGGTAGCCTCTAATGCACAGAGGCGGCAGGGCGGTTATAAACCACCGGCTGGCGCACGGCTGCGTCGTGAGCCGTCTCGCTCATGCCATTGAGCAAGGCGCGGCGGTTATGCTCGCTGATCGTGGTCTTGCTCTTGTTCATGCGTTCGGCCTGCATGAGAAGGAAGTTACCAGCCACCCGCCCTTTGATTGTCGCCTCGATCTGGACGCGGGCCATGTGGTTGAGAACTTCCTGCGTCAGGTCTGGCTTGCCGTCGCGCGTCTTGAGATCGTCCATTGCTTTAGTCCTCCGGTTGAATTTCATCGCCCGCGTATTCGCCCAGGCTCTCTATGTTGTCATCTTCGTCAACGGCCGCGTCATCGGCCGCCTGTTGCTCTGCCATTCTCCGGGCGCGCTGCTCTTTCTTGCGTCGCGTCATGACGTCGGCCGCGTCGGTGATGTCGCTAACCTCGACAACATCGGTAAACAGCTTGAAGTGTTTGCCAAGGCTGTCAAGAGCCGATTGCTTTGGAGCGAGCTTGAGCTTTACCGACTTGACGCGCTCCGCATCCTCGCCCTTGCCGTCCATGTATGTGTCAATCGTCATCTCTTGGATTGCCGCATACTGATCACGGGTAAGGCCGGACAGGTCGTAGCCCGCCGGATTGCCGTCCGATCCGATCACGATGAAGTCAACCATGTTCGACGTCGCGAGCTTGGTCAGCTCCTCAAGCACCACATCACGGGTCAAGGCAAGCCGGGCTTTGATCTCCGCTCTCATGTGGATGATGTAGTCTCGGATGGCCGGTTGCTGGAGGAGCTTGTTGCCCTCCAGCCTGGAGAGGGCGAGATTGTTCCGCGTATCATAGAAGCCGTCTTGGTCCTCGTCCTTGCGCGGACGGTACGCTTCCGTCCAGGCACGGGCGAGATCTCCATGCCGTAGATAGGCCTGGACGAACAGCGCTTCTTGAGCTGTCCAGTCGTGGCGCTGCCAAGCGGGAATGGCTTCCTCGGCCGTGTTGAATTCCTGGATGGGGTTGTCTGTCATCAGTTGCCGCCGTTGAATGCTTGCATAGGTACAGGGCGATATGCCTTGAAGTCGTCGCCATAGGTAATAGCAACCGCTGACTTGAACGTCACTCCCTCGGTTGGTGCATCGGCCAATGCGACGATGGCGAGGGCGATGAGGACCATGACCGCCGCCCAAACCCAAAGACCGAGGGCAAGCTGCTCGAAGAACGGAGGCACATGTTCTCCTCGCTCCCTTGCGTTCTCCACGATCACCAAGAGGACTTGGCAGCAATAGGACAGGAAGGCGGCGAGGACCACGGACAGCGCGGCGGCATCGGCCTTGAGGTACAGGGCGAGGCCGAACAGTCCGGCCATTCCGATACCGGCGAACATTGCGGCGGCATGGGCCATGGCTGGGAGGATAGATGATTTCTGCGGTTCGTCGGGCATCATGGTAGTGGCTCCTTGGGTTGAGAGGAGCGAGGCGGCCACGCTCTGGGCTGTCCACCGCCTCGCTTGTGTTGAGGGTTTGCAGCCGCATCAGCACCCGGCCCTTATCGCACCCTCTGAGGCCGGACGCAAGATCGATGGCCTTCATGAGGAAGGGATGAGGTGGAGAGGCTAGCCGGTTCTAAAAGTCAATTGTTGCGATAGACCTTTCGCCTCTCTTACTAAATACTTAATGTATGTTCTGGCATTAACTAGCACTAACTTACATCTTAAACCTTTTCTTTACTCCACTAGATATCAATCTAAACAATTACCTTTTTTGTTGATTTCATTGGATAATTTCGAATTTGAGTTTATTCTAGTGACTTCTAGCATCAACTTACACGTAGTGCTAATTGACACTAACAGCCGCTAAGATGTACGTTATGACACCGCGCCGGAGAGGTGTGGATTGATGCTAACTGTCATAAGGATATGTAAAATGGCACGAATTACCCTAGAAATTCCCGACGACTTTCGAAACATAATGCTGCGCCGATCAGCCGAAACAGGGAACACTTTGAGGTTTCAGATCCTAAACGCGCTGCGCAAAGATCTAGGTGAGGATCTAGCTATGCCGTTGGATGGACGGTTCAAGGAAAACAGGCGCGATGCACCGGGCGCAAAGTTCAACGGGCATTCTCCTCGAAATATGCCGCTGGACGATAAAGGCCTTATTGACTTCGAGCCGGGTCTGAAACGCAAGGAACGCCTTGAGGCGGCAAAGAACAAGACACCCCTTGCCGCTGACGGCCTGCCAGACTTCGACGCCATGCCAAGCCCAGGCTACGCGCCGGAGACCGGAGAAGATGCCGATGAAGAGGAGTGGGCTAAGGTTGAGGAGACTATCAGTAAGATGAAACCAAACCCGCCAAAACCACAGGAGGACTTCTAAATGAAGCGGATCGTCATCTTTGTTCCCGACGAAATCGCGGCAGAGATCAGTCGCCTATCAGAGGGGAAGGGGAAGCGACGTGTCATCCTGGAGGCAATCTGCAAAGCCTGGGGATGGTCCACGAGGGAGCTGCCGGAGGATCAGCGCTTCAATGGGACTGAGACCTACTACAGCCGAAAGGACGATGGCTGGCACGATACCGCCGAGAGCCTGGGCCAGAAGATCGGCCGCCCCAGGAAGCTAGTGTAGAAAGGGAATAGAGCAATGGTCGAGAAATTTAGAAACGTCGCACCGATAGCAATTCCAGGCCTGACGGCCGAGCTTGAAGACTGGGTCCAGCGGTACAAGAATAGTTGGAACTATACCGGCATGAGGATCGTCATGCTTATCGTCCATGACCTTATCCGACGCGGAGAAATCACCGAGGAGGATGGGGTTAGAATGATCGAGGAGAACGACGGAAGCAGGGTTAAGCGCCTCGATCCGGACAGGGATCTACGGACGGCTAGGTCACGTCGTTGATCCGCATCACCAACGCGCCGCCGGTTCGCCCAGGATCGGCGGCAGTGCTTGGCC